GTGACTGAGCCTCTGTTGTAAGATTGGTTAAGAATTTGGAGGTTGATTATGGCTGAAGTTACTACTAATGAGAAGCAGAGTCGTGTTCGTTGCAGTGATGACCAGTTCCTTGAGGCTGTTTTTTCCAGCAAGACATACGCTGAGATTGCATCAAAGACGGGTCAAAAGGTTGCTAGTACGATGGCTCGTTATGCTCGTACAAAGTCTGCTCTGTCTAAGAAGGGTATTGAACTGCCCTCTATGGAAAGAGCCAAGCCGATTAAGACTGTGGATAATGTTGAGGCTATGGCTGAGACTGTTCGCCGTCTAAAGGCAGCAATTTCTAACGGCTGATATTAAATACCAAATGCTTCCAACTACATCCCTCATAAATATTGGTAGAGACACATAGACAAACATCTAACCAATCGTTATGATATGTAGCTTGGAAGTAAATGGCCTCTTGGCGTAATCGGCAGCCGCAACGGACTTAAAATCCGTTGGGAGTAATCCCGTGTGGGTTCAAGTCCCACAGAGGCCACATATGATTGTTCAGATTAAACCGATTTATAATAAAGGAAAATCTAATGAGTAAGAATTCTGTTGAGCTTTTATTGTATAAGATTGGTAGCAAGGTTAAGTTGGCTGATGATATTTATGGTAGTATTGTTGCCATTAATATTCGTGGAGATAATAGCATAATGTATGAATGTGGTTGGTGGAATGGCCGCTCATATAGTACTCAGTCTTTTTCAACAGACGAGATAGAAGTTACTGTAGCAGAAAAAACAAAGATCGGTTTTATTTGAAAGGCAAATATGAATCCCAATTCTAATCCTATAGACTATCTTATAGATATAGCCTCTGAGAGTGGGGTTAATTCTTTCATAATTAATAATGCCAAAGACGAACTCAAAAGGTTGCGTCAACAATTAGAAAAATTAAATGAATCTCTTGCTAATCCAGTGGCTTATGCTAGAGTAAATGATACTGGTGATTTGTATGATCTAAGATTACAAAATAATCCGTATAATGATCAAACGACAGTTGTGCCATTGTATAGGATTTAGTATGTGTAATACGCTATGTAATGGATTGATTAAAAATAATAATCCAAAATCTCCTATTCAATATTTTGAACTAATTACTGTTCGTGAATATGACGATTATGAAAATGGTACAATCATAGAGCAGGTCAAAGATGCTGAACATTTTTTAACAGAATCTTGGGCTTCAGCGAACGAACCATTTTATAGAATATATGGTAAAAGATATGCTGATGATGTTATTAGTCATACAATTTTTCTTGGCGAATTTAATCATCTAAAAGACGCCAAGCAATTTTTGTATTATCTTACTGGGGAAATTCCAGATATTCTCTCTTATTGATATGGTAAATTCTAAATATAAGATTGATGTAGACTCCTATAGTGATCAGGGAGGATATTCCACATTTTATTGTATTCTCAACAATAAGAACTTAGCTTTTAAGGAATTTATTTCTAAATCTAGGGCGGAATATGCTAGAAAAATACAATTAAAATTAAGCCGATTTGGTTTAGCTCCAAAAGTTTATTCTAAATTATGTAAAATGAAATATAATGGATTATTCCTAGACCAAAAAACCGGATGGGGATACATAACAGAGGTGGCTAAAACTATCAATAAAAATTCTATACCATTAACTAGAATACAAAAATTAGTTGATGCAATTTACATAAAAACTAAACTTAAATTTTGGGATTGTCATTGGGAAAATATTGGCTATATTAGAGTAGAAGGTAGAAATAAATTAGTATGTATTGACACTGGTAAAGAAACTTGGGAAGGACAATCTAATTATTTTGGGAATACTGATCCTGGCCCTAAGTGTTCGTATTGTTTAAGATATAAATGTAAGTGTGAAGGAATTTAAAATGCCATATATTAAAGAAGATCGTAGAAAAGGTTTGGATGATTGTATAGATGTTATGGTAAATTGTCTGAAAAACAATGTACCTAATGACAATATTAAAAATCCTTGGTCTAATCCTCAGAATAGAGGAATATCGAATCAGGAATTACTTGATATTTGTGGAGACATTAATTATGCTTTTAGTCGTATTTTAGTGGGCATTATGGGGGATGTTTCGTACCCTAAGATTACTGTGATTACTGGTGTATTAGAAAATATCAAGCAAGAATATTATCGTCGAGTAGCACAAGGTTATGAAGATAAAAAGATGCTTGAAAATGGCGATATTAAAGAGTATAAACGCCTAAAATAAAGAGGATAAGATGTCTAAAAATATTGATGATGTTATTAAAGAAGTAATGAAAAGCAATAAAGAAATTCATAATATGGATAGTCATCTATCTAAAGATATTGGAGAAATTAAAAAAAGTATAAAAAATATTGAAAATAAAATGAAAATTTTAGATCAAAAAATTGAACAAACTATTGATATCTTAAACACTTTTACTATTTTAATTACTGATATGGAAGATGCTAACGATACAGATATTGATGACGAAGAAGAGAATGAAGATTGGACTCCTTATGATCAGCAAGAAGATTATGAGCCAGATGACAATGAAGACAATCCATATTGATAATCTTTGTGGTGTTGAGCCAAAAAACTGATGCTTGACAAAACAGTTTGCCGATGGTATACTTGAGCCATCACAGGAATGATAACACTTTTGGAGAATAACGATGAAGTTGGCAGATAGGACGATTGAGACTCACAGCGTTGGAGTTGCAAGCAAGAATCAATTTAATATTGCTCAGACAAGCAAGATGTTTAAAATCCTTTCAGACTCTCTTTATTCTGATAAGGTCATGGCTGCGATTCGTGAACTTTCTACCAATGCTTATGATAGTCATATCTCTGCTGGGAATAAGAATCCCTTTAAGGTGACTCTGCCTACCGCTGCTAATCCTACCTTTGTAGTAAGAGATTATGGTACTGGTCTTAGTCAGGTCGATATGGAGGACTTGTATACAACCTACGGAGCGTCCAATAAGAATGATAGCAATGATTTTGTTGGTTGTCTTGGTCTAGGGTCTAAGAGTCCTTTTGCATATACAAAAAGTTTCACCACAGCATCATACTATAATGGTAAGAAGTATGCCTATATTGCAGCGATTGACGAAAGTGGTGTTCCTACTCTGAATCTTTTCAGTACTTCAGATACATCTGAGCCTAATGGTCTTGAGATTAGTTTTGCTGTTAAGCAGCATGACTTTCAAGAGTTTACCGACAAGGCTAAGAGAATCTTCCACTATTTCCGCATGAAGCCTATTCTTGAAGGTGGTATCGGAAATAATCTGCAAGATCATAAGTACAGCAATACCAATATCATTATTAGTGGTGATGGTTGGAGAGTATGCAGACTCAATAATGATAATAGTTATTTCCCCAGCAACTACCACCGAATTGATAGTGGTATCGTGGCTATCATGGGTAATATCGCATATCCTGTTCAGACCGCACAGATTGTTGGTCAAGAGAAGGAGGAAATGCCAGATCATATCCAGAAGTGGAATAGAGCTTTCCAAAAAGCAGATATTGATTCTTGGAAGAGTTTTGTCAGCGAGATCATTAACTCTGGTCTTTATCTGGAACTTGATTTTAGTATCGGTGAATTGGAAATGGATGTTTCCCGTGAAGGATTGCAGTATACTAAAGATGTGATCAAGACCCTGCGTAAAAAGACTCAAGAAATTTATATGGAGATGAAGGAAGAATTCTCCAAGAAAATTAAATCTGCTAAGAATAAGGTAGAAGCAATTACTTCATACTATACTATGAATGAATTGGCTGGCGGCTGGGGTGTTGGTGCTACTTGGACTGATCCCAAGGGTAAAGATCATCCTATCAACTCTGGCAATGACTTGGAATATAAAATTCCTGCTGGCAAGAGTCTGTACGTTTTTAATTATAAGACCGCTGGGTATCGTTCTCGTCGTATGGTTGCTCTAACAGATAGAATCCATCACGAAACTCTTACTGGCAAAGGTTCCTATTACTGGAATAACCAGAAGAAGAAGGGTACTATGAGTTTCTTCGTGTGCGATGTTGCTAGTGAAGAAAGTGCCAAGAAAATTCTTACAAAGTTTTGTAATGCAAATGATTGCTTTGCGTATCTCTTGATTGACACTAAGGATCATACAAAAAGCGGAGAAGGTTTTGATCAACTGATCGAAGATGTCGGTGCGGAAAATCTACTCAAGGTTTCAGATTACAAACATCTGACGCAAAGTTCTGGCCCAAGAAAGTCTTATAGCAGAAATTCTAATGGTAGTGTTAGTGATCAAGATGTGTTCTTTATTCATGGTTATGATAAGGACAGTAAGCAGATTACTAATCCTTATAATGATGCTACTTGTTTGAGAATTCTTTCAGAAGAACAACTAGAAGATTTTCTGGAACAGGATGAGATTGTGTATGTTCCTATGCTTCGTTATAAAACTGAGCCTGAGTCTGGTTATCCTGAGATTAGTAGTATTGCTAAAACTCTCCAAGAGGATACTCTAAAGAGTATAACAAAAGACTTGGTTGGCAACAGCAAGATTTATGCTATCAAAACAGCTTTCCTTAAAAAGCTTGAGAAGGATGGTTATAGTCTTGTTAACTTCAACGACTTTTTGAAGCGTCAACTTAAAGTTGTGGCACAAAAGCACTTTAAGAATCTTGGCTCTATCAACAAGCTTGTTGAATATTGCAAGAAAGACTACGCAACAGAAGAGAAGAATTGTGGTGGATATAGGTATTATCAGCATGGAACAACAGATAAGCAGTTTATGTTTCATATGCTGAATACCTTTGGTCTGGATTATGATAAGTTTATTAACAACAAGACCCTTGTGGATTGCTTGAATAAAACTATCCTCACAGAGTTCTTTGCACATACTGTTCATCTAAGTCCCTTTAATATTCCGCGATTCAATCAAACAGAATATCTTTCTCATATCTCTAAACTTATGAAAGAGGCTGGGATTGAAGATGTTGACGGCAAGGATATTCGTAATGCTAACTTGGCTTATAATACCTTGTCAAGAATGATTTCTCAAAATCTGTATTGTGGTCAATCAGATGACACAGAGAGTTATCTCAAAATTATCCGTGGGACTTCTGCTCAAGATATTAAAACATGGAAAATCTCTGAAATTAGGGAAAAGATTAAGATCGAAGTGGATAAGAATCCTATGCTGAAGTATATTATGGGTAGTCATCAAGTTAGTGGTAATCTTACTGATCTAAAGCATAGTCAGAATCCTATTCTTGAAGATCGTAATTCGTATTATGGAAAGTCTGGCAGAGATTGGGTCGAGCAGATGAGTCAGGAAAGTATTGACCTATTTAAGATTCAGTTGAGTAGTTTGATCAAGTAGTCAGAAATTTTTCAAGACCACTTGACAGACTTGCCGATTAGTGTAAAATGACAGTATCACAGGGTATCGTAACTATAAATTAGGAGTTTGGATTATGGCTGTTCCGTTTATGTTTGTGGATGGTAATTTGACGCTGGTTCTTAATAACCAGAGTTATCAGGTGTTGCCAGATCATATCAACTATAAGTTGATTCTGGAAAGGCTTCCTACTGCTACGGCAGAGGAACTACTGGAAGTTGTTGATGTTCAAAAGGCTGTTGCTGCTTTCAGCGATGGTCTTGTGGAGATCAAGAATGGACAGGTTCTTTATGAGGGAGAGGAAGTACATGGTAGTATCAGCAAGCGTATTCTGGAGTTTATGAGCAAGGGATTGCCGTTTCAGCCCCTTGTTAATTTCCTGAATAATCTCATGGAAAATCCAAGTATGCAGAGTCAGAAGGAACTGTATGATTTCTTGGAGCATGAGCATCTGCCTATCACTGAGGATGGTTTCTTCCTCGCTTATAAGGCTGTTCGTTCAGACTTTAAGGATAAGTATAGGGGAGTTTTTGATAACAGGGTTGGTCAGGTCTGCCAAATGCAACGAGCAAAGGTAGACGATGATCGTGGTCGTGGTTGTTCTAATGGACTTCATGCTGGAGCATTGAATTATGTTGCTGGTTATGGTAGTCTTGAGGCTGGCGACCGCATTGTGATCGTCAAGATTAATCCCAAGGATGTTGTCAGTGTCCCTAGTGATTGCAACTATGAAAAGCTTCGCACTTGTCGCTACGAAGTGGTTGGTGAGTATGAGGGCGAATTGCTCAAGCCTCTTTACAAGGCTGACTTTAGTCAGGATGATTACGAGGACGATGAGGACGATTATCTGAATGATTATGACGAGAGTTATTGGGATCAGTTTGACGAGGAAGATGATGACGAGGATGAAGATTATGACGATGAGGATGATCAGTATTGATTCTTGATAGTCAAGGTGGTGTTTGGTAACTTGTAAGATAGCACCTATATAGTTTCTGCTATCCTACAATAACGGTTCGATTCCGTTACCATCTTTTTTAGATATTGCTTTTGATGGTAGCGTTTACTGTCCCAATATCAAAAATGTCGGTAGGAAGTGGAAAAAAGAAAATAAATGTTTACTAATAATTTGGTTTTTAATCCGTTTGATAAGAGTCTCAATAATGGTCATTACCGTACCGAAAGAAATATTTTTTTGGATTCTTTTAAGCAAAGTCATATTTTTGTTTATAATGGCAATCCTCGTAAGAAGATTAGTAGTATGAATCATACTAATGATCTTAATGAGATGCTTGATGCTAATATCAATAACCACTCTGATGCTTACTTCTATGTAAATGGTGGTCGTAAGCTTTACGCTATCAAGCAATTTACTTGCTGTTTTTGTGATATGGATGCTGGTAGAAATACCGATGGTACTTATTTTAAGCCTAGTGTTGTTATGCAGCACAAGAAAAGATTCCTACAAAAGATCAATGAGTTTCCTGTTAAGCCAAGCTGGGTAGTTGATACTCGTAATGGTTATCAGTGCTACTGGATTTTTGATGATGCTTCACGGAATATTGTTGGTTCAAATAAAACTTTCTGGAATGGTTTGCAGAAAAAGTTGGTGAATTACTTTGGTGGCGATCCAAGAGCTATTAAACCAAATCAGATTTATCGTGTTCCTTATACTTGGTGGCGTAAGGAGTGGGAAAAGAAGGCTCCTTATTTTACTAGCCTGGTTCCCGGTAGCACTGGTCAACCAGTTAATGTTGCTGATCTAAAGTCTGCTCTTACTGGTCAACCTGCTACTCTCCAGATTATTCCTGAAAAGTGCAGTGATGAATGGTATAAGGGTTATGCTCAGGCTTATAAGCAGTCTGATATTACTGGGGTTCCGGTATCAGTAAATGTTGCAACAAACATTCTGAATCAGATGAAAACTTTGAATCCTGAGACATATACCAATAGCACAGAAAATACCAAGCCAATTTATGGGTATGCTAGTGGTAGTGTTTTTCAAAAAGCCTACGGCGATCCAATGCCTGTTCATCCGGTTGATGAGGATGCTCTCGTAGATGATGAGGATGGGTCTACAGACTCGCAGGATGCTCTACCTGACGAGGATATGAACATTGACGGTCAGCAGACCAAGCTTTTAAAGACGGTTGTGGAGTTCCTTAATCAAGTCTCAACGCCACTCTACTTTAGTAACAACAGATTTCTCTCTAATGCTGCTAAAGACCTTGCATCTCAAATTAGTGATAAGTTTTGTATCGGATGAGGGTTCTGTGTCAAGGGTATGGAATATCCTATACCCTTTGACACAACCATATAAAAGGAGAAACAAATGGGTAGACATATTAATCCTCTTTTACAACTTTTATTATCTGATGAAGAAGCCAAGAAGAAATTTATTGAATTGATGAGCGAGCTAGGATCAGCAAAAGGTCTTTATTATTATTTTGAAGAAAACAAGTTTTATGGTAATAAGTATTATCTTAGTCGCCAAACGATTAATAATATCATAAAGAGATTAGGTTTTAAAGGTCGAAGAGGACGCAATCGTAAGAATGTGACTTCTCAAAATAGATATAGCTATAGGTAAATACTATGCACGAAGATTATGAAGATGACAACTACGATGACGATAGTCAGGACAATCCAGAGAGTCATTATAAAAAATACTTCAAGTTTGATCCCGATGCTTGGGATGCTTGGGGTAAGATGCTATATGAAACTCTGAATGAAATAGTTGAATATCCTTCAAATGTATGGTATATTGGCCCGAGCTTTCCGAAAGGTTCGTTACCTGTGAATGATTACTTCTCCAAATCAGGGAACTTTAAAAACTCTCTGTATTTGGGGAACAATCATTACAAAGAACCAATCTATAAGGCAATATATTTTGTCCACGACAAACTGAATAGCGAGTATAAAAATCACTTAAGAACACATGCGGTTCATTTTTTACAACAGCCCAATTACTATAAAGGACTGTTCGATATCTTGAACTAAGGAACAAGGATGTTACCAGCAACATTTTTATATTTAGCAATGATCTGCGGTTCATTAACAGAAACTCCATTCATAGCTTATGACCTAGCTTCTCAAATGAGTCAATCACAAAGAATAGAATGGTCAAAGATGGCAGACGATGATAATAACGTCAGGTTTACTATTACGTTTTATAAAATGCCAATTTTAGCCGAATTAGGATTTGAAAGAGTTTTTGTAGATAAGCACAACAACTGCCAATCAGAACTTAAAAAATGAAAAATAATAAAGAGTGGTTTCAAGTAATTGATGTTGATAAGTTCATAGAGTCAACCAGAGTTTTGATATTCAATAGTTTTGGTAAGACTAACGAAAATCAGCCAGACGAATTAAGTCTAGTTATGGAAGATTTACCCAAGGCTGAAATCGAAGAATTAAACACAGTCTTAACACAAGAAGAGTGTGTTATAATGTCAAAAGAATTCTTAAAAGAGAGAAGAAATAATAAAACAAAACAAACGGTATTTCTTATTACTAATCAAAAATATATGGAAATGATAGAATGTTTCAATAGCAGAATGATTAGCAATATGCTTAATAATTTGGTTAATAAAGGACTATTAGAGACAGCTTACGATAGTGAATCTAATGACTTTGTATTTTGGATAAAGGACAATGATAAAAATCAAAACGAAAAACCTGAAACCAATTGACGCAGATATAAACCTGATTTATAGTTGTCCAAAATGCTCATCTCAGCATTGGCTTTCTATAAAAGAGGCTAAAACAAAAGGATTCAAGGTAGTCTGTGACTGCGATACAGTATTTACTGTTAGGTCTATTAAACAAATCAAGGTCATATATGAAGAAGATAGTCCAGACCTTAATAAGGTTCAACAACAGCCTCAGATGCCTAGCGAGCCAAAGGTAGAAGTGCAAGAAATCAGTGTTGACCTATTGGCACTAGCTTGTAAAATATTGGTTGGTTATGGATTTACCAAAACAGAGTCAGAAGATTTAATCAGATCAACTTTCTCAAAAAATCCAACAGAAGATTGTACTTTATTGGTTAAGAATTCACTAGCAAAATTGGGAGAAAATCATTGTGAGTAATACTATTAGACCTTCTTGTTTTAATGATGTTGTCGGTCAGTCAGAAGTTGTAGACCGTCTGCGTATCGTTGTAGCGGGCTGTAAAGATTCATCATCCGTCATGCCTCACGTTTTAATAGACGGCCCTCCTGGTCTTGGCAAGACTACCATAGCCAGTGCAATAGCAACGGAGATGGGTGTGAATCTGTATACCGTCAACGGAGCTAATGTTAGAAGTATAAAAAATCTATTACCTTACTTGATGGGAATAGCTCCAAGGTCTGTTCTATTTATTGATGAGATTCATAGACTACCAAAAATTGTGGAAGAATTCCTATATCCTGTTATGGAAGATTTTGTTCTGAGTATTGTGGTAGAAAATAAACCAGAAAACATAGAGCTACCAGTATTTACTTTGGTTGGAGCTACTACTAGCGGAGGTAGTTTGAGTCAACCGTTTTATGATAGATTCTCTATTAAAGAACATTTGTCTTTTTATAGCTCTGATGATTTAGCTAAACTAGCAGAGTCGAACGCCAATAAGCTCGGCTTGAATATCTCAACAGAACATCTTATAGAAATTGCTAAAAGAAGCAAGGGAACGCCAAGAATTTTAAATGCCAGATTACAGTGGTATAAGAGCTTTGTATCTTTTTATAAAGACTCTGCTGTGGATATTGATAAGGTTTTTAGTAGTCAGGGTATTGATGAGAGAGGGTTGGACTTGTATGATCGTATGTATCTAGACGTTTTGAAAAAGCACAGAATGAATCCATTGGGCCTTAAGAGCATATCGTCTTTAACTGGTATTGCTATGGAAACTATTGAAAACAGTATTGAGCCATTTTTGATTAGAATGGGGTATGTAATTAGGACACAGAAAGGTAGAGTTCTTGGAGATGTCTAATACATGGCTAAGGTTCTCATATTTATACTATCACTACTAATTAGTAGTCAGACCGTTTTTGCGACCCCTCCTGTATTTACAAACAGTCCAGAAGATGCTTTCACTCTAGCTCAAGAAATTAAATTAGACATACTTCTGGTGTTTGGTGCAAAGTGGTGTCCTGCTTGTATGATTATGAAGAACGACATTCATAAAGACCTAAGTTTAGTTGAAAGTTTTATCGTATGTTATGTGGACTTTAACGATAGGCCAGATATGGTTAAAGAATATAGGGTTAGACAACTACCTGACTATATGATATACAGAAAGAATGTTGAAGTTAAAAGAATAACTGGTTATGATTCTAAAGAAAAGTTTAAAGAATGGATTTCTAATTAATGCTTAATATTTTTCGTAAAGAATTACGTTATGCTATCCGTTCTAATAGATGGAAAACTGTTAGAAAAGAATTTCTAAAAAAGAATAATACCTGTGCTGCTTGTGGGAAAAATAAAGATATAGAAGTCCACCATATAGCACCAGTACATATTGCTCCAGAGCTAGAGTTAGACATATCTAATCTAATTTCATTATGTTCTAATCCTTGCCATTTATTATTTGGTCACTTTATGGATTTTAAGAGTTGGAATCCAGATGTTCAAAATGATTGTAAAATTATATTGGACAAAATAACAAACAGGCCGTATAGATAAGAAATCTTTCTCAAGGGCAGTAGTCTGGTCGATTTGGCAGCCCTTTGGGATCTCTTTAAATAGGACGAATAATCCTAGATGAGTGTATTATACTATATACTCTCAAGGAACTCCCTATATGTTAAAGAGCCTAATTATATTATTAGTGTCCATATTCTGTGGAACTATGTTAGCGGGAACTATTGATCCAGCAACTCCAGACAATAAATATCTAGAGTATGGGAGCAAATTTAAGTGCGTATTAAGGATACAGGGCAGAGACGATAAGAATGGTCTATATGCTGCTTCTGCTGTGGCTATTGATAAACATTGGATACTAACTGCCGCCCATATAGTCAATAATTGTGTATCTGCAAAAGTTGTAGATGATAATAATAAAGAATATTGTTTATCTAAAATTATTATTCATTCAGGATATGGAGATAAGCAGTTTGGTTGGCACGATATAGCTTTAGGTTATACAGAAGAAGAGATAGATCTTGATTTCTTCCCGGCTTTATATACTGAACCTAATGAGGTTGGTAAACTCTGTAGTATAGCTGGCTACGGGTTTACTGGAACATTTCATAAAGGATATTCCCATTCTGATGGCAAAAAAAGAGCGGGGTCAAATTTTGTTGACGAAATAGATAGAGATTTATTAGTCTGTTCTCCATCAAAAAAAGAAGATAAGTTAAGAACACAATTAGAGTTTTTGATAGCTAGTGGGGATAGCGGTGGGGGTTTATTTATAGATCAAAAATTAGCCGGTATTAATTCGTGCGTTATGGCAATAGATAAAAAAACAGATTCAACATATACTGATTGTTCTGGTCATACTAGAATTAGTCAGCATATTAAATGGATTGAAGAAAATATGCGCAATGAAGATGCTAAAAATAAAGAATCAAAAGTAATTAAATTTCAAACAAGCCTATTAACAGAACACTATAGTTATTTAATGACCAGTTTATATTTAGGAATAAATTTAGCGTTTTTTCTAGTTGGATATCTATGGTGTAAGTTAAGTTTATCATCCAATAGTCAGCTGATTTCCAAGACCCCTTTGAAATCTGTATCTCGTAATGTAGATATAGAAAAACAAGAATTAGCCAATATTGATTCAAGAAAAATTGTAGTTAGTATAAATACAGATAACCTAGAAAAAAAATACGAACAATTAGGCGATATTAAAAAATCAGAAGAAAATATTACTAATTCAGTAAGCAAACTAAAAAATATGAAAGGTTAACATTATGGGAGTTGGATTAGATGTGGGTACAAGTTTTATTGTATTGTCATCAGAAAAAGACAACAAGATAGTATATAAAGATTTTAGAGATGCTTTTTATATTATCAAACCAATAACCCCCGTGGCAACCAAGATGATAGAAAAGGGTTTGGCTGGAAAGATTTTCATCAAAGATACTGATGGATCTTTTATTTTATTAGGTAAAGACGCTATAGAAAAAGCCATAGAAAGAAATGATACAGCAAAAAGACCCATGTATCGTGGTGTGGTCTCAGCTAAAGAAAAAGATGCCAAGCGTATACTGGCTTTTATTTTAAAAGAGGTCGTGGGGCAGGCTTCTGAGCCTAACGAGAAATTGATATTCTGCGTACCGGCACAACCAGTTGACCAAGAGGATGATGATTTTGATGTTGGATATCATGAAGATGTGGTAACAACAATCCTAAAAGAATCTGGTTATGACGCAAAAGCTATCAATGAGGCTGAAGCTTTATGTTATGCTGAATTAGAACAAGAAGATTATACTGGCATAGGAATATCTTGTGGTGCCGGTATGACAAACGTGTGTGTAATGTTAAATGGAGAGCCAACAGTTGTATTTAGTACGACAAAATCTGGTGATTGGATAGATAGAATGACAGCTGTTGCAACAGGGGAAACTGACAGTGTTGTTCAAGCCGAAAAAGAAGGTGGTGGATTTACAATTGGACAACCAGTAGATAATCCAGTATTAGCTGCTGTTTCTGCTTATTATGAAAGACTAATAGATTATACTACTAAAAATTTAGCTATAGCTTTAAATAAACATAAAGCATTACCAAAATTTAAAAATCCACTAACAATAATAGTAGCTGGTGGAACATCTCAAGCCAAGGGATATGTTGAAGAATTTGCTAAAAAATTAACGGAAAACAATTTTCCATTAGTAGTAAAAGAGGTCAGACATGCTACTGATCCTTTATATGCCGTTGCTAAAGGTTGTCTAGTTGCTTCTAAGGTGTTGTAATGTTATTTAAAAAAAGAAGCAAAAAAGAATTCTCTCTTTTACCACATATTAAAACAGAAGTGTATGGTTTTAATGCTGGTGCTGGTCAAGTTTTAGGCTGGGAAATCACCAAATTAGGAATTGATCAACAATGGATAAAGTCTCAAGGAGAAGATGTTATAATTGCTGTTGTGGATACAGGATGTGATTTAAATCATAGTGATATTAAGAATAATTTAGTAGATGGGAAAAATTTTGTAGATAATGATAAAAGTCCCCAAGATGATAATGGACATGGTAGTCATGTATGTGGAACTATAGCAGCAGAAAATAATGGACTAGGTATGGTGGGCGTGGCCCCAAGAGCTAAAATTATGCCAGTAAAAGCTTTGGGTTCTAGGGGTCAGGGTTCTTTGGAATCTGTTGTTAATGGAATTATTTGGAGTGCTGATAATGGTGCTAATTTTATTACTATGAGTTTAGGATCTCCTAATCAATCGAATGAACTACTAAAAGCCATAGAGTATGCATCTTCCAAAAAGTGTATAGTATTTGCTGCTGCCGGAAATAGTGGAGAAAATGTGGACGTTATGTATCCTGCAAAATATAAAGAAGTTATATCTACTGGAGCTATAGACGAAAACTTTGAAAGAACAAAATTTAGTTGTGCTGGGGAATCCTTAGATTTTCTTGCTCCAGGACATAATATTTTTAGTTTAGCGCCGAATAATGGATATGCTATTATGAGTGGTACTAGTATGAGCAATCCGTATGTTACGGGGTGTGCCGCTTTATTATTAGCATACAATAGAAGAATAAGAAAATATCAATTAAATAATATTGATGATTATTTACGAGTTTTATCAACAATGACAATAGAACTAAAAAATCCAACATATAAACAACATAAATACCAGGGGTATGGGATTATTAAGGTGGGTTTATGAGTTCTCCAACACCAACACCAACTATAACAAATACAAAAACTCCAACAAATACTCAAACAGTAACTCCAACCAATACTGCGACAAAAACAGTTACTCCAACAAATACTCCAACGAATACCAAAACTCCGACACAAACAGCTTCTTATACAGCAACTCCTACTAATACGGTAACAATAAACTTAACCCCAACTGCAACTCCAACAAAAACAGCAACTCCAACAGCAACTCCAACAGAAACACGAACTCCTAAACCAACGAAAACATCAAAATCTAGATATATTATGGATGTGGCTTGTTGTGCTATTGATATCACATCTACTCCAACACCAAGTATAACCAGCAGCGTTACTTCAACGCCATTAGTCACAAGAACTAGTACTATAACACCAACAGTTACAGCAACAAATACCCCAACAACAACAAATACTTCATCTGTTACTCCAAGTATTACTGCCACAGTAACTAATACTAGAACGTCAACACTAACTCCTAGTGTGACCCAAACAAATACTGCTACTGTTAGTGAGACCCCAACAAATACTCCAACAAATACTAAAACTCCAACAAATACTCCAACAATAACGGAGACATCAACAGTTACTCCAACATCAACAGTAACTCCAAGTGTAACTAAAACAAATACTCCAACATCGTCTGAAACTCCAACAGTTACGCCGACCAGTACCCAAACTCCAACAGTTACGCCGACCAATACAGAAACTCCAACCAATACTCCAACAGTAACAGTAACTCCAACAAATACTATAACGCCAACAGAAACATCAACGGTTACACCAACAGCAACAATAACTCAAAGTGTAACTCAAACAAATACTCCAACATCATCACAAACTCCAACGGTTACGCCAACTAATACTATAACTCCAACGGTTACTTCTACAAATACCGAAACCCCAACAATAACACCAACATCATCACAAACTCCAACGGTTACGCCAACTAACACCGAAACGCCTACCAACACTCCAACAACTACAACAACCCCAACAGTTACCCCCACAAATACTCCAACAGTAACAATAACTCCAACAAATACAGTAACCTCAACAGTTACTCCTACAGCAACAGTAACATCAACAGCAACACCAACTCAAACAATAACAAATACTATTACTCAAACTAATAGTCAAACTCCAAGCGTAACACCCACAAACACAAGCACTCCAACATTTACTCCTACAAACACAGCAACACCAACAGTAACCCCCACGCAAGGGGAACTGCTCTTTACTTCTGTTGATAGAGCATTCTCTAGTAAGTGGATGAATATTAGTTCCTCTAGTAATGGTTTTAGACTAGCAGCTGTTAATGGTAGTGCTCAATTAGTTATTTCTGATGATTTTGGTATTAATTGGAGAATCCAAAATATAGCATCAGATCCTGTTAATAATCCAGCAAAGCCGATAGATGTTAATATATCTAGCGACGGATCTATAATAGACGTTAGTAATGGAGGAGGAGGTCTTATATATAGTCCATATGTTAGAAGATCTACCGACGGAGGACTTAATTGGTATGAACCACAAGAGGGTCAGTCGTTTTTTTCCTCTCTTGTACCCCAAGGTATTGCTATGTCTGATGATGGTTTGAAAGGAATACATTTTTCGACAGGAGCAGATAATTATGGGGCTAACACAACAAACAATGGTGGCTTAACGTGGACACAAAGACCTTTTGGAGCAGTAAATGGGTACTATACCGGTGCAGCGATATCTAGTGACGGATCAAGAATGATGATAGCTAGTGGAGGTTTAGCAAGACTTAATAATGGTGGTCTAGTATTTAATACTAATACAGGATATATCTATACGTCTACAAATAGCGGAGTAACATGGACAGCAAGAGGAACAATAAAGAATTATAGTAGCATAGCTTGTTCTCATGACGGTCTTAAGATCGTTGCTACCGAGTGGACTGGATCTATTTACGTATCGAATGATGGTGGAGTTACTTGGACTTCTAGACTAAATGATAGTCCAAGAGCATGGATAGGAGTAGCAGTATCTAGTAACGGAAGTCGAATAGTAGCAATTGAACATGGTGGTCAGGTTTGGACTTCTGTAGACGGCGGAACCAATTGGATTGCTAGAGAAAATAGTAGACTATGGACCAGCATAACAATGACCGATGATGGTTCAATGTTTGCTGCTACAGAGGTAGATGGTAAGATTTATATTATGACATTGGCAACATATTTGCCATCAACACCAACTCCAACAGTAACAGTATCTCCCACTAGAACATTAACACCTTCGCCAACTCAAACAACAACCCCAACTAAAACATCAACACCTACAAGCACACCAGCAGTAAGTCCTACCAACACAATAACTCCAAGTGTAACAGCTACCAACACAACAACTCCAAGTGTAACAGCTACCAACACAAGAACACCAACAGTAACTCCTACAAACACAAAAACACCAGCAGTAACTCTTACAAACACAAGAACACCAACAAGAACATCAGTAACTCCTACTCCAACACCGAGTCAGACTAGCACTACTTTACCTGGATCTAGTAATACTTGTTCAAGTCCAAATGTCAACTTAATAAGTAATGGAACATTTAATAACGAAAATGTTTTTGGTGAGCTAGATAATTGGACATTCAATAATATTGATAGACATACAGAAGATTATTTATTAGGTAATGAAAATAGAAACTGGGTGATAGATCTCAATGCTTGTTCTCAAGGTAGTATTGAGCAATCTTTCTATTCAAATAATGGACAGACATATACTGTAAAATTTAATCTTAGTGCAAACTATCAAGGTAACTCTTTACCTGCTACCATACCTATGAAAGTTAATATTATTAGAGCTGATAATAGTATATTGTCTACAAATACTTATAACTATACAGTAGTAGGTTCCTATCCATATTCATCTATGAATTGGCAATTAATATCTTTTACTTTTATAAGCGATTCACCATCTAATGGATTATCAAAAGATTTAACAATTAAATTTGAATCATTATGTTCTGAATGTGGATGTTATGGTCCAGTAATAGATGATGTTGTGATATGCGGACTTCTATCTCTCCCATAGAGTATTTTTAATCTTTTAGTATAGCGTGCCTATTCTATCTATCTTATTGTTTTCTATACTTTTAGTTCAATAAATTTTTCTAATATTTTATAGAAACTCTTAGCTCTTTGTAGTAATCTAGATCCTTCTTCTTTTCCCAAATTACCAGAAATATTATCTTCATGCCACCAGATATCGAAAGTTTGTGGTTGAAATAGCTCGGGATAGTTGAAAAATAAACAGCTTAATATTTGCTCTTCACTATACATATGATTTTCTTTATCAAGCAAATTATTGGC